TAACCACAGACAGTAGCTACCGATTCTCGGTCAATAACAGAGTCAGGAAGTAAAACACCACCTTCCGTTCGACCTTTTCCGGCGTAGGGTAAAATCAACAAGCGCCAGCCGGTGGGCTCGGGTAAACGACCAAGAGTCTCCTCGGGAAGTTTAGTTGGGTCTAATACCCGGTCTTCCGGTTTTACATAAGCGTCTTTAATAGAAACAAGATTATCGGGTTGAGACTTTTCTGACATTAATCCGCCTTTTCTAAGATTTCTCTTAACTCCTGTCCTATATAGTCTAAAGATTCTATGTTGCCAACCAGTTGTTTGTATTCTTCGAAGTTTTTTACAGAACCCGTGACCATGACTTCGCATGTGCGGGAGCGGCGTTCTTCTATAGTTTTAAGAAGGTGTTCGGCGAGGCTTATTCCGTCCATGATATACCCTTAATACAACGATTTTAAGACATCAGCCGGGATGTCGCTTATGCTATTTTACAGCTTTTTCGCTTACCGGACATTGTCGCTCCTTGACCGCGCACAGCAAAGCCGCCTTTACGCATCTTTTTTGCGGTCTTGGCTGCTTTTTTAAAGGATTCGTCAGTAGGGGCACCTTTGGATCCGGGTTTTCTCATAGTCTCACCGGAACCCGAAGCTATTCGAGCCCTTTTCTTCGCAATGTTTCCATACAAGCTTTGTTTTGCCATCAGCATTTCCACCTTTTTCTAGCCTGTCGGATGCGGGAGTCCGGGTCGTTCCGAGTCTTAGCCGAACTGTTACGCAACTGACCCGCAGACCTAGCGCAATAGCTCTTGCGGCGTTTTGCTGCCGCGCTACCCTTCTTAACTTTTCCCGTCACTGCTGTTTTAAGCTTTGAGCCAGGATTAGCCTCGCGGTAGGCTTTAACGCCTTTCTTGGTCATACCCGCGCCCTTCTTCGTAGGGCGATAATTAGCACCCTTGCCGGTGGTAGTACGGCGAATAGGGCTCTTCCTTTTAACAGCCATATTGTTTCCCGTGAAACATTACGTCCTCTTCCTAGCCTTCTTCTTTGCTGAAGCAGAGGGCAGTTCCGAATAATGGTAAAGTTTCTTGCTAGTAGTTCCGTGCTTAGATCCACTATGAAGAGAACCATCGGGCATTTTGTGTGTTCCACCAGGATGCTTAGTCCCATCCTTAAAGTAATGGGTCATGTTTTTAGCCATTAAAACACCCTTGTCTTCTTAACAAATCTTAAAGTTGCCGCCGCGAATTGCATCGCCCATTCCACGGTTCTTCCCAGCGACCATGGAAGCTGTCGCAACATTGGGGGTCTTCTCGTCTTTGGCATCGTTATATGGAACGTATCCTTGATCCTTTATTTCAATGCCCGATTTAACTTTTTTAGAATCTTTTTTTGCCATGGTTCTCTCCTACTGTCCACGTTGTTTCATAAGTTCTCTCTCGCGAGCTGCTTGTATTCTTGCGGCCACAATATCTTGTTGAGATTGTATCCTTTCCGCCCCTAGTTGAGCGGAGCTTTGGGCTTTTTGTGTATCTAAAGACAAACGATCCTGGTCTACCTTGTTATCAGCAGCGTCACGTTGTGCCCGAATTTCCATCTCTTTCTGTTTCAGTTCAATAAGCGGGTCCGGTGCTCCACCGCCACTTATCTCGTTGCTTAAAGACTTGGCCTCTTGCATTCCCTGGGCAACCAACTCGGCAACCATGGATTCAATTTCCAAAGCCTGTTGCTCTGTCGGTGCCTGACCTTCAAGTTGCTGCTGCATCTGAGAGGAAACCTGCTCTTTAGCTTTTATAGAAACGTGTTCCATGACGTGTTTCTGTAAAGCCACAGCAACATTCGGCAATTGTGATACCATCGGAGAAGATCCGAACACAAGGTGCGCCATAATATGTGCATCGTGGTTCTGGCCTTGAAAAACAGCCAGGGTCATGTCGTCTAAGGCTTCGGAGTTCTCAACAGCCGGATCTTTTGGCGTTGGATCCCCCTGTTTCACGGGTTTTAGTATCGCGTCTACGTCTCTTACCCCAAGCGCTCTGTACATCCGGCGATACGCCTCGTACAAATCGTGAAGCTGGGGAGCCGACTGCGCTAATTGTAGTTCAGTCTGTGCAAGGGTAATTCTTTGCGCCATAGAGAAGATGTTGGGGTCTGAAACAGGGACTACATCTACCCTGTCGTCAAAATCCGTTGCTTTTATGGTTCTTTCGGCCCCAACAACATTATACGGGTACTCAGGAGGCAAATATTCGCCAAAAACACTGGCTAGAAGACTAAACTCGTCTTTTTGGGCGTAATGGAGGCGTTTGTGGATAGCAGACATCACTTTCGCGCCCTGCTCCAACATAGCAATGGTTGTTCCAACCGCCGCGTTTTGGTTGCCCTCGCCTACCTGAAGGTTAGAAACCGCTGCAAAACGCTGTCCCGCCTCTACACAGAATCCCATTAACTGGAATAAAGTCTGGTCAGCCCCTTTGTAGGGTAACATCATCAAAGATTCACGGATAGCGCCGCCAGGGGAATCTACATCTCGGAACTCACCAGGGGACAAAGGCTCGTCGTCGTTTCGTATACGAAGACCACGAGTTTTGAAACCAGCCGGAAGGTTGGAAAGAGTACCGGCGTCAATAAGCTGGCGAAGAGCCGCCGTTGCCGTTCTACTAAGACCACCGATCATGTGGATTAAGCCAAGTCCGTAGAACCCAAAACCGGGAAGAAACTTAAAGTGTACAAAGTACTGCTTCTTTTTCCTGGCGGAATCCTCTGGGTCGTAGTTCCTTCGGACGCTTAGAAGCTGACCATTGTTCTCAGAAACAGTAACCACGTAAGGAAGCTTAATTCCAGTAGGCTCACCGTCGTCACCTGTGTCTTCGTACCCTGCAAGATCTAAATCGACGTGGCATTCAAGTAAAGTTATCTCTTGATCTAGATGATTGGGAGAAATTCCAGTTATATCATCCATCTCTTCTTTAATCTCAGAAGGATCTGATTGAGAGGCCGTGACAGCAATGTCGCGATAGAAACCCGCGACCTGCTTCTTACGAAGCTCGTTCTCGCTAATCTGAATGACATGAGTAACATTCTCAGCGGTTTCAAGATCTGTCGCTGTGTACGGAACAATCAACTGTTCCGCAGGGACAAACTTGCTTACTGCCCGCTCAAGAAACTCGTCGTAATAAACTTTCTTAAACGTAGAGCCAGACAAGGGCAGATAAAAAAGCATTTGATCAAATTCAGGCGTGTATTCTTTCATCACGGACGTGATTTGATAATTCATAAAGTGTCGCACACGCTCGGCTTGGTTCTCCGCCTCTGTAGAAGACTCACCCATAACCTCTGTACGAACAGGTCCTCCAGCGGGGAGTAGTTCTGCAAAAGCTTGTGCTTGAAACTGCGTTACAGCTTCCGCGAGTAGGGGGTGCGTTACGCCCGAAGCCCCGCGAAAGGGCTCCGACCGTTCTTCATATTTGAAGCCAAGAAGTTCTAATCCCGTTCTGTAGGCATGAGACCAATCTTTGCGGCCTTCTTTGTTAGCCTCGTACTGTTCGAGTAATTCCGAGGCGACGGATGATAAAGCGCCGTCGTCTAGGCCCTCTGCAAGGTTGTCGTAAAAGTCTCCCGTGTCTGGAGTATCCATACGGGGATCAAAGTCCACTACGACGCTGCCGTCCTCTTCCAACTCAATGTTGAGCCCTGGAGCCTCAATAACTGTAGAATCTTCCACGGCAACTTCCGCAGAATCTTCCACCTCTAAATCCACAGGGGGTATTTCGTTGCGGCGCTCTACAAGAGAAGCCGTCCCAAAGTTGCTTCTTGGAAGGGGGTTTTTAGCCATGTTTATCTGCGCCTTAAAGACATAAGACCGCCATTGTACATACCGGTCGGTTCGCTCGGTGAATAATAATTATATCCATCGCCCTGTTCGTTAGGGACTACACCGGGGAAGTTAGGGATCTGTTGAGGGGCCACAAGAAAACCTTCGACACCACCCGCGTTGGCACCCTTTTCTAACTGCTGCATCTGCAAGATCTGATCTATGTCTCGGTCGCTCGGTCCTCTAGCGTTGCCCAAGTCAGAAGGTGCCCCAAGAAAGTCAGAAGGTGCCGACCTTTGCGAGGGACTCGTCCTCTCCTGCATCTGCTGAAGTTGCTGCGTCTGCGCTGCAAGGGCGTCGGCCTCTACCTTTTGAACGGCTGCCGTAAGTTGTTCGTTCGACAAACCAACAAAAGTATTCGCACCCATGCCAGTCATATCCATGAGTTTTTCAATGATCGCAGACCTGGTTTGAGGATCCATTACAAGGTCGCCGTCCGCGTAGCCAACAGGTCTGAACCCCATTGACCCGCCGTCGCGCATTCCCATAGCCTGTGAATACTGTCGTGCTGCCGCCATACCCTGCGGCGTATACGGAAATTCTCGTCCCATTACATTAGGCATTGCATTAATTCCTTTTATATGACTCGGCGTCCCATACCTTACTCGTATTTACGGGGGCGCGAAAGACTTGTTTACTTTTTAGTTGTTGTTCAATTTATCACTGCTGAATAGGTAAACTTACCGGATGCTGAAAGCACGCCTCCGGGTTACCTTGCCCTGCCTCCGTTAGAAACGTTGTTGCCGCTGGAACCTGTCCCATGGGGCATCGACAAATTGCAATGTTCCCCGGACCAATCTTACAGTTAAAACTAAAGCAGTTACTCGCCGCGTTACCCTGATTTAAACTTGCGTCACATTTCTGAACCACAGCTTTCATCTTCTCCGGGAGCTTGCTGAATCCACTAGCCTCCTGCGGGTAGTACTTTTTAGGCGCAAACAAACTCCACACATGCTCGCTGTCTGTTGGGGCGCACGAACCCTGCATGTTGCCCATACTAGTATCTGCAATAG